TTACGACTTCGGCCTCATGGATGCCGAGGTCAACCGCATGTGGTGGGCAATGGTCAGCATGCTCATGAAGACCGTGCCTGCCATGCGCGAGATGATGCGCTTCATCTCGAAGTACTATGAGACCACGCCACGAGCGTGGTTGGGCGCAATGCTGCGCCGCAAGTGGGTGGATGTGGGCCACATCTACGCAGAAGGCAACGCCGCTACACTTTACAGAGAGATCCTCGCGGCCTACGAGTACGGCCGCATGGAGATCAGCCAGCCGAATCCGACGCCTGAACAACTGGCGCAGATGAAGGCTGAACGAGCAGCTATGGCTCAAGAGGGCTATCGTCTGTCGAGTTCGAAGAACAAGAGAGCGGAGTACGAACGTCAGGGTCGTCTCCAAAGAGCTCGGCAACAGCAGCAGCTGTGGCGTCAGCGCGCTCGGCAAGCTCCGTATCGTCCGGCTGCTCTGGAGGATGAGGACGATGAGGAGGACCGCTACTACCGTCGACGCCGATCGGGCCTGAGCCACGAAGAGGCTCTGGAGGAGTAGCGCAGCAGCAGAAGTAGCAGCGAATGTGATGAAAGACTAAACGCAAACGAATGTTCATTCTTCGCCAGTGAGTTTGCGTTTGAGAAGCCGCTTCTTCGGCTTCACGATCTCGCGATGATCAACGGCTTCGGCGTCTTCAACTGGCTCTTCGACACACCAGTCGTCGATGAGGTAGGCATCGCGCGAAGACGGGCGCTGGCAGCCCGGCTCAGAGGTTTCTTCATACGAGCCAGAGCTCGAGGAGGAAAGCTCTTCATCAGCCGTAAGGTCAAGAACCTTAGTGCTGGACTCGCGCTCGTCGTCTGAGGCGACAGCGTTATCAAGAGCGTACATGAACGCTTCGTTGATGGCCTTCTGGCCAGAACACACCCGCCCTGTCTTGACGATGTCAAGCACGTCGACTCCGTTGTGGCGAGCCATGTCGAGCAGCAGGAACATGAACGTGCGCGACTCCCCGATGTCGGTCTTGCACTGCTGGCACAAAGCAGCGAACATGTCGACATCTTCCTTCTCGTAGCCAGCTCGAATCGACTTGGCGAGATACGCATTTGCAGTGACAGACGTCATTGTTGAATCAAAAAGTTTGATGAAATATTGCAAATTGAAAAGTATTTATACGGGAGCCATCTGAACGAAAAGTTTTCGCTCAGATGGATATTAAAAAGCGAAAAAGTATGAGCGAAATATTCCGTCAAATCATCTCAACGATGAGCCGCACGGATCCACCGATGAAATACTGGGTGGCCACCCTGAACAATCCGACGGACGACGACTTGCCCCCGAATGTGATGCCGGACGTTGAGTACGTGATCTGGCAGCATGAGAAGGGCGAGAACGGCACTGAGCACATCCAGGCCTACTTCGTGTTCGTCGGCAAGAAACGCCTGCAGTGGTTGAAGAACAACTGCTGGCAGCGCGCTCACTGGGAGCCGCGCAACGGTACGCACGAGCAGGCGAAGGCGTACTGCAGCAAGGTCGAGTCACGCATGACTGGACCTCACCAGTACGGCCCGTGGACACACGGCGACGACTCTGGTGTTCCGACCAAGAAGGGCGAACGCACCGACCTCAAGCGCGTGTTCGACCTGCTTTCCACGGGCTCCACCGAGCACGATATCATGACCAACCCGGACTTGTTTCCGGTCTGGGCGCGCTACTACCGCGCCATCGAGCGCTTCGAGTTGCAGCAGCAGCCGAAGCGCAACTGGATCACCTTCACCAAGGTGTTCTGGGGCACAAGCGGCTGCGGCAAGACGCGCCGTGCCCACTACGAGGCGAGCCTCAAGGCCGACGGCACTGTCGGCGAGCCGTACTACGTCCTGCGCAAGCCGCAGGGCACAGCCGTTTACTGGGACGGCTACAAGGGCGAGAAGCACATCATCATCGATGAGTTCTACGGCTGGATCCCGCGCACGATGATGCAAGTCATCTGCGACCGCTACCCGGCCATCATCGATACCAAGGGCGGCGCCCGCAACTTCCTCGCCACCAAGATCTGGATCACGTCCAACGACCCGCCCGATCAGTGGTGGAACCGCATCGGGCTCGGCGCCATGGAGCGACGCCTCACAGGCGAGCATGGCGTTGTGGAGCACATGACGCAGCCGTGGGCTCCACCCGGCGAGATACCAGCGCCACTCCCGCTGGTCGTCCCGCCGATCTTCTCGCCGCCCGCTGTCGGTGCGGTGATCGTGCCGATGCTCGCGCTCATGCAGCGTCACGCAGAAGACGAGGCCGAAGAAGCGGCCGCATACGAGCGCGCACGCATCGCAGAAGAAGAAGAAGGCCAGCGCATCTTCGATGCCTGGATGAGCAACTGGAACTAAGTAAACGCCAGTTTTCAATCACTGATCAGTGAAACGAACACGTGTCGCACACGTGACCTGACCGCACGCATTGGCGGCCGCCGAACCGATGGTCACCATGTAGAGGCCGCCATTCTGAATCGAGCCGATGGCCGCAGTCGTGCCCGAGTACTGCGTCACGGCGTTCATCTTCTTGTAGATGTCGAGCACCTGAGCACCCGGGCCGTTCGAGAACGCCTGCGTCGCCGTGTCAGACACCTGACCGATGGCGAACGCACGATCCACCAGGATTGTGAAACGATTCGCATTGTCGACCAGCGGAAACGACAGAGAGTTGGACGCCGACATGATCTGCGCAATCGTCGGCAGCGAGCCGCTGTTGACCGCATTGTCCCAGACAATGAGAACGCGCACCAGAGCGTTCGACACGCTCGAGTCGATCGGCGCGACGAAGCCGCGCACCTGCACGCTCTTGATGCAGACCTGACGACCGTCACGGGACGTGTTGTCGTCGCCCACCGCCAGCAAGTTCAGCGCCGTCACCGTGCCGGTCGTGTCGGCCGCGTAAGCCGTGGCGGCGATGTCGACGTACTTGAGCTCCTGACGACCACCGTACGGAGCGATCGCACCCTTGATGCGCGGCGCGCGATTGCGAACAGCTTTCGCCGCTTCGAAGGCACGAGCCTTCTTCATGAGCGCACCAGTGCTCATGGCCGACAAGCTGGAAACACCAGCGCCAAACGTACGTTTGCGAGAAGACACTAAAAGAAACGAGTTAGGTTAGAAGAAAGACAACACCTAACGTACCGCCAGGTGTCATGGCACGGACACCGTTCACGAACATGACCATGTTGCCATGCTTGTCTGGAACCCACTGAACAGACATACTTTTTTGTTTCTTTTTTCGTAAGAAAAAAGAAAAATTGGGGGGGCCCAAAAACCGCGATCCGAGGTTTTTAGTATTACCCCCCCAACCTCGGAACGCGGAACGCGTTTCGAGGGGCCGAACGGAGTGAGGCCGCGACCGCAGGGAGCAACCGTATAGCATATACGGGTCATGATATACATATATATATGGTCGGGAGTTTTCCTAAAACTCTACAAAAGCGAAGAATGAGCTACTGGTGGCACGCAGCTGCACAGCAGGCTGCGCAGGCACCACCCGCACCCGCAGGAGCGTTCAACCGGCCCTACACGCCATACGTGCGGCCGGCGAACGCAACCAAAGAGTACACGCCCCAAGCGTGGACGCGAAAAAGCTTCGCGATGCAACAGTACATGGCGCTTCGCGATGCCGGAAAGAACAAGGGCGACGCGGCGATCACGTTCGACGCTTACGACTTCGGCCTCATGGATGCCGAGGTCAACCGCATGTGGTGGGCAATGGTCAGCATGCTCATGAAGACCGTGCCTGCCATGCGCGAGATGATGCGCTTCATCTCGAAGTACTATGAG